TGGGCAAGGAGTTCCAGCATTCATCATTGCTGTAAACACTCTTTCATCTTGACACATAATAGCAACTGCTGCAACTTTCATACCCATATCATATGTTGAACGGGCTAATTTTAGTCTTTCGCAATTTTTATCTGTCATTGTGGCACCAAAAGAGATGCCGAGAATTTGGGTTTGAGTTGCACCAGAAACGGCGACAGCACAAACATCACTATTAATAACGGTGACTGCGGGAGCCACTGCTGTTGGTGGCGGAGAATTTACGGTTGTTGTGCTTTCAGAAGTAGATTGTGTGGTGCTTCTGCTAGTCGAATCAGTAACAATGGGCTGAGCCATTGCTGGTAATATTGCCATGACAAAAAGCACCGGTACGGCAAGCTTTTTGAACATTTTTACCTCTATTTTAGGTGTGTTGACATGAAATGAAATTTATGTTAAAATAAACTTCATAAGTATTTATACAACTATGAAAGGTATGTCTATGAAAATCATGTTATTCAAACTTGTAACACACGAAGAAGTTTTGGCTGAAGTGAGTGAAGAAACGGATACAACTGTGGTATTAACCAATCCTGTTGGTGTTGCCGTTGTTAGAGGCAAAGATGGTGCACCAAATGTTGGATTCGCACCCTTTCCTCTCCATGCAGAACAAAAAACTGGAACACAGGTTGCCATTCAGAAGCAACATGTAGTATACTCCTATGTTCCTGCCGATGATTTTGTTAATAATTATAATCAAATTTTTGGCACTGGTATCATTCTACCTAAACAACAAAGCATCATTACCGGTTAATGTCTAACTTCTATACCAATGTTCAAGCCATAGGCGGCAAGATCCTGTATCGCGGGATCATGGACGGAAAACGTATCAAACAAAAAGTTGATTATGAACCGTCACTGTATCTGCCTGCCAAAAAAGATAAAGGCACCCACAAATCTCTTGACGGATTGGATTTGACAGAGAAACGTTTCGATAGCATTTACGAAGCGCGAGAATTCTTTAAGAAATATGATGGCATTCCTGGTGCACCAAAAATCTATGGCAACACCAGATATGAATATGCATTCATTGCAGATCAACATCCCACGATGGTTGACTGGGATCAAGATAAAGTTTCGGTGGCAATTGTCGATATTGAGGTCGGTTCAGAAAACGGATTCCCAGATCCTTATCTAGCCAACGAACCTATCACGGCGATTGCAATCACCTATATGAACGGCAAAACTTATGTGTTTGGTTGTGGTGATTATGAAGTTCAAGGTGATGAATTTTATATCAAGTGTAAAGATGAATGGACTCTTTGCAAGAAGTTCTTGATGTTGTGGTCGGATAATTGCCCGGATGTTATCACTGGTTGGAATACAAAGTTTTTCGATATTCCATATCTCGTCAATCGTTTTCGTAAGATTCTTGGTGAAGATGAAACCAAGAAACTGTCACCTTGGAATTATATCTCTGAACGAAAGACAATCATTAATGGTCGTCAGTTGATTGCCTACAGTTTTGTCGGTGTTGAATCACTAGATTATATCGAACTTTACAAATGGTATGCACCAGGCGGCAAGTCACAAGAATCCTATCGTCTTGATAATATCGCAAACGTAGAACTTGGTGAAGGTAAAATCTCTTATGATGAGTATGAGAACCTGCATCAGTTGTATCGTTTGAACTTTCAAAAGTTTATTGAGTATAACATCAAAGACGTTAAACTGATTCTGAAACTTGAAGATAAGTTGAAGCTGATCGAACTGGCACTCACTCTTGCATATGATACCAAGTGTAATTATGAAGATGTGTTTGCACAGACACGCATGTGGGACTCTCTGACATATTCCTATCTACTGCAACAGAAGATCATTGTACCGCCACGTGAAATACAGGATAAAGATTCCGCATTCGAAGGTGCATATGTGAAAGAACCACAAGTTGGTTTGCACAACTGGGTTGCCAGTTTTGACTTGAACAGTCTGTATCCACACTTGATGATGCAATATTCCATAAGTCCTGAAAATCTCGTGGAAAGAAACGATATAGATGAAAGAAAACGCAAATTACTTGACGAATTGAAACTTAGAAATACTAAATAAGTAGATGTGGTTACTTATTTGGAGAATCTATGAAATACATTATCACGAAAGATAAACTATACGAGTTGTTTATTACCAAAAATATGAGGCGAAGTGAAGTTGCTGATTATTTTGGTTGTTCGGATGCCAACATTAAAAAACATCTACAAAAATTTGACATAAAGAAGCCTTTTATGTTAGAATGTCAAAACAAAGAACGCAAAGCCACGGTCAAATGTTTGCATTGTGATAAAGAATATGAAACTCAAAAGTTTAGAACTGAGAGTGAGAAATATGATTCCAAGTATTGTAGTTATTCATGTGCCCAAAAAAGTCGTTATCTTGGTGAAGAACATAAACGAAGAATCAGAAATGAAATTGCGGCTAGACGCAGAGCAAGAATAAGAAATCAAACTCCAGAATTAACAAAGGAAGAAAAGATTAAATTGCAGGAGTATTATTTGATTTGTCCTAAAGGACATGAAGTGGACCATATACAAGCGATAGCGAAAGGTGGTTTGCATCATCCTAATAATTTACAAATATTGACAAAACATCAAAACAGAAAGAAGTGGTGCAAATGATGAGAACTCCAAATGTATATTCGGCCGATGAGATTAAAAATTGGGATGTACAGTCATGTGGAAAAAATGGTCTTTGGACTCTAGCTAGACCTATGTCTTGGCCTGGAATAAATTTACAAAAGAGGATATCGTCTGCATGGATGGTATTCACCGGTAAAGCAGATGTTTTGGTTTGGTTATCGGAGAATGATTAATGTTTCGTGATGTAAAAGAAATGACAACTGAAGAAATTGAAAAAGAACTTCAGGCAATTGAATTATTCCAAAGTGAAATTGGAAAGGTGAATGTTAATACCTTGCTCAATAAGAGTGTTGATACTTCATTCTTAACACCAATGCAATGCACAATAACTCCAAATGGCCAACTATTTCGAACCGACAAACAAGGTTTCTTGCCAAAGATGATGGAAGAAATGTATGTTGATCGTAGCAAATTCAAGAAGATGATGTTGGCTGCGAAACAGGAATATGAAAACGAAACGGACAATTCGAAGAAGTATGATATCGAAAAACGTATCGCACGATACAACAACCTACAACTTGCAAAGAAAGTTTCGTTGAACTCCGCTTATGGTGCTTTGGGTTCACAATACTTCCGCTTCTATGACTTGCGTATGGCACTTGGTGTTACCACAGCAGGTCAATTATCCATTCGTTGGATCGAAAACAAGATCAACGAATACATGAACAAGATTCTTAAAACAGAAAGTGTTGATTATGTCATTGCATCAGATACTGACTCGATTTATCTCAATCTTGGACCTCTGGTGCAACATGCGATGGGGGACAGAAGTAAAGATATTAACAGGACGATATCCTTCATGGATAAAGTTTGTGAGGATAAGATTCAACCGTTTATTGACAAGTCTTATGGAGAACTTGCTGACTATGTTAAGGCATATTCACAAAAGATGCAAATGAAACGCGAAGGTTTGTCCAACAAAGGTGTCTGGACTGCCAAGAAGCGTTACATTCTAAACGTCTACAATAACGAAGGCGTTCAATATAAAGAACCACAGATGAAAGTCATGGGTCTTGAAATGATCAAGTCATCAACACCATCGGCAATCCGTGAGAAGATGAAAGAGGCAATCAAGTTGATGATGACTGGCACTGAGAACGATGTTCAAAGCTTTATTGCCAATTTCAGAGAAGAGTTCAAAAGATTACCGCCAGAAGAGATATCTTTTCCGCGAGGGCTTAATGGTTTGAACACCTATTCTGATTCAGTTACACTATATAAGAAAGGTACACCAATTCATGTTAAAGGTGCCATTCTTTATAATCATAACCTCAAGTTGATGGGTCTGGAAAAGAAGTATCAGAAGATCCAAGAAGGTGAGAAAATCAAATTCACCTATCTCAAGATGCCGAATCATTTTAAAGATACCGTCATTTCTTTTCCTTCCAGAATACCAAAAGAGTTTGAACTTGACAGGTTTATTGATTATGATGTACAATTCGATAAAGCATTTTTGGAACCAATTCGTGTGATTTTGGATTGTATGAAATGGAAAGTTGAGAAGAATAATTCTTTGGAAGACTTCTTCAGTTGAAATGTAAAAGGAAATTAAATGAGTATTCTTGACAAAATTAAAAAGAACAGCAGTATTAAAGACTCTGCTATTCTGGCGAAATCAAAATTCTTTACTGATAAAGATATGATTCCAACGGCAGTTCCGGCAATCAACATTGCATTGTCTGGTAAACTAGATGGTGGTTTAACACCAGGTCTTACAATGTGGGCAGGTCCATCTAAACATTTTAAGACAGCCTTCTCTCTGTTGATGGCCAAATCTTATCTGGACAAATATCCAGATTCGGCTTTGTTGTTTTATGATAGTGAGTTTGGTACACCTCAAAGTTATTTTGATAGTTTTGGTATCGATACTAACCGCGTTCTCCATACTCCGCTTACTGACATTGAACAATTGAAGTTTGATGTTATGCAGCAGTTAACTAATCTTGAACGTGGTGAACGATTGATTATTGTTATTGATTCTATCGGCAACTTGGCTTCGAAGAAAGAAGTTGAAGATGCACTTGAAGGCAAATCTGTTGCTGATATGAGTCGTGCAAAACAAGTGAAGAGTTTGTTCAGAATGGTTACACCCCATCTGTCACTCAAAGATATTCCCATGATCGTTGTTAACCATACATACAAAGAAATCGGTATGTTCCCGAAAGATATTGTTGGTGGTGGTACAGGATCTTATTATTCTGCCGATAACATCTTCATTATTGGTCGTCAACAAGAAAAAGAAGGAACCGAAATTGTTGGATACAATTTCATTATCAACGTAGAAAAGAGTAGATATGTTAAAGAAAAATCTAAAATACCTGTCACTGTATCTTTTGGTGGTGGCATTAGCAAGTGGTCAGGCTTACTTGATATTGCGCTGGAATCAGGACATGTCATCAAACCCTCAAACGGGTGGTATAGCAAAGTGGATGTATCCTCTGGTGAAGTAGAAGATAAAAAATACCGAGAAAAAGATACTGATTCAAAAGAATTCTGGTTGCCTATTCTAAAACAGAAATCGTTCCAAGAATTTGTGGAAAACAAGTATCGTGTTGCTGCCGGTGAAATCATGCAAGAGGAAACTTTTGAAACAGAGGATTCTTAAATGATTGAAGGTATAGATTTTTGTTACATTTATCCTAAGAATGATGCAACAACCGTACACATCAAATTCTTAGAGGGACCTTATAAAGATACCGTATTCAAATATGGTAAGGTTAAAATAAAAGAAGAAAATGACCAGGTGCATTTACTTTTTGCATATGATGTGTTAGAATCTAAAGTCAAGAAACCAGCAAAGCTGGAAAAAGATGAAGATTTCAAAAATTATATTGGTGACTTATTGGTAGAAATAATGTCATCCAATATCGATGAGGGTATTATTGATGAAACTGGAACAGACAATACTGAAAAACTTAATTTACAATGATGAGTATCTACGTAAAGTTTTACCTTTCATAAAATCTGAGTATTTCACCGACAGAACCGACAAAACAATCTTCAAAGAAATCACTTCCTTTGTTGACACATATAATTCCACACCATCAATTGAATCTCTAGTTCTATCTATTAAAGAAAATAGAAACCTAACCGATACTGAACTAGAGAGTTGCGAATCTTATCTCAAAGAAATTGAGAACGGCAAAAAAGAAGAAACCAAGATTGAATGGCTTGTAGACAAGACAGAACAGTTTTGCCAAGAGAAAGCAATTTACAATGCAGTTCTTGGTTCTATTTCTATTCTTGATGGTAAAGACAAGACACACGATAAGGGTCAGATTCCCAAAATTCTCTCTGATGCACTAGCAATCAGTTTCGATAATTCTGTTGGTCACGATTATCTGGAAAATTCTGATGCTCGTTATGAGTTCTATCACCGCAAAGAAGAGAAGATTCCTTTTGACTTGGAATATTTCAACAAAATCACAAAAGGTGGTTTGCCTGCAAAGACATTGAATATTGCACTTGCTGGCACTGGTGTTGGTAAATCACTGTTCATGTGTCACGTTGCGGCAGGTTGTCTTGTGCAAGGCAAGAATGTACTATATATCACCATGGAGATGGCTGAAGAAAAGATTGCAGAACGTATTGATGCAAACTTACTGAATGTCACCGTTGATGATTTGGTGAATCTGCCAAAAGAGATGTATGACAAACGAATCACAAAGCTTAGAGAAAAGACTGTTGGTAAATTGATCATTAAAGAATATCCAACTGCATCAGCATCGGTAACGCATTTCAGGACATTACTAAATGAACTCAATCTTAAGAAGAGCTTTTTACCTGATATTATCTTTGTTGATTATCTTAACATTTGTTGTAGTGCTCGCGTTAAGGCAGGAGCAAATGTCAACAGTTACACCTATGTTAAAGCTATTGCCGAGGAACTGCGAGGTCTTGCAGTTGAATTCGGAGTCCCAATTGTATCTGCTACCCAAACAACAAGATCCGGTTTTACTTCATCCGACCCCGGACTTGAGGATACAAGTGAGTCTTTTGGTCTGCCAGCAACCGCGGACTTAATGTTTGCATTGATTTCTTCCGAAGAACTGGAAGAACTTGGTCAGATCATGGTGAAACAATTGAAGAATCGTTATTCTGATCCAACAATGTATAAGAGATTCACTGTTGGTATTGACAGAGCAAAGATGCGACTGTATGATATCGAACAATCTGCACAAGATGGGTTGGCTGATGCTGGTATCACCGACAAACCATTAAACACTTTTGGTAATAGAGAAATGAAAGCCAAAAAATCTTTTGAGGGTTTTAAGGTATGAAATTGACATTTGAAGAAGCAGTGCATTGTGCAAAAGCTTTCGAAGATTACTTTGGCAATTTTCATCGTATTGATGAATATATGCGTGACCAAAAGTTAAATTCTCTTTCTGAATTACCAACCAATCCTTTGTTTCCACTTGAAGATGATCTCTTTCAAGATTTCTCAACGCATCCAAAAGATATGAATTTTGAGGTGTGTGAGATTGATGGTGAAACATGGATGAATCTTTTAAACATCACCTCCTCGCACGTGAACATTGCTCCAGTTGGCCGTAATGTCAAACTTGCTGTGCGTGAGACAAACACAGATAAGATCGTAGGATTCATTCGCCTTGGTTCTCCAGTCATCAATTGTCGTCCACGAAATCAACTTCTCGGTCAGGTGTTTACACAACAACCTGAATGGGGTAAAAGATTCAATGATTCTGCAATGATGGGTTTTGTTATTGTGCCGACACAACCTTTCGGTTACAATTATCTTGGTGGCAAACTTCTGGCTGCAATCTGTACATCACATGAAGTGAGAGAGATTGTGAATAAGAAGTATGGAATGAATCTTTGTCTATTTGAAACAACTAGTCTCTATGGTAGTTCAAAAACTGTATCACAATATGACGGAATGAAACCTTATATTAGATACAAAGGATTGACAGACAGTGATTTCTTGCCTATGATGCACGGCAAGCCATATTCGGACTTGCGTGACTTTGTTGAAGAACGTGTTGGTTCTTTAGTTGAGGATGATGCTTCTAGTAAGAAACTTAAAATCTCTATGAAGATTATCTCACTCACTAAAGCAGCACTTAAAGGCACTCCTGATGGGGATACATTCCAAGCAACGATTGAGAAGGCTAAAGGGTTGACAGAACAGAAGAGATATTATATTAGTGACTATGGTTTCAAAAACATGGTAGACTATGTGAACTGTAAGACGGACGTGCTTATTCCTGGTGAAAACTATGAAAAACATAAAGTGGTAAACTTGATTGAATGGTGGAGAAAGAAAGCTTGCCAACGATATGAAACTTTATATAATGAGTCTCGGTTAAAAACCGAATTGGAAATTTGGACTTCCGGGAAGGAGATTCAAATTATAAGATAAATACTTTTAAAAGTAAATCATGTCATAAGATAAATACTTTTTTTGAAAGTAACTAATGGCTTATACATTTTTTCCAAAGACTGCGACAGAGATTAAGCAAACCTTGAAAGGTGATAAAGCAAAGATTAACGAAATTATCGATGTTTTTGTATATCTCAAAAACAAGTTTGCGAAAATCGGATCACCAATCAATATTGATCCTGGTTCGATCAGTAAAATTAATGTGACCAGAAATTTACAAGGTGACATTGAACTTAGTGATATCAAACGAGCAACCAAAGTTAGTAAAATTACTATGAAATTTGGTTCCGGTTCTTCCGGTGGTAGAGGTGTGCAAAACAAAGGTAATGCATACGAAGGACAATTAGCAGAAGCAATTAATGACTGGTGGTCAGGTAAAAGTAGTACTGATCCCAAACTATCAGAAGCAGTTGATGATCTTGTCAAATTGCATAAACTAAACAAGGTCAAAAAACTAGAAGTAAAAATGGTTGGTGAGTTGAATAACAAACGACCATTCATTTTCACTCCGCAAGTTCTTATTTCATCTGAGATTACTGTAACCGATAATAATCTGGGGCCCGTTGTTAGCGATATTACATTAATCACAGATGAAAAGAAAATCTATCTAAGTTTGAAGACTGGTGGCACAGTTACATTCTTCAATTCCGGTATTCGTACAGTGCTTTCTCCAGCTGAAATTAAATCTGGACGAATTACCAATAAAGATGGTTTGAAAATTTTGGACATGTTCAATATCAATGATGCGATATTCTGTGATATCTTTAATGGTAAGCTTAAAAAAGGTTACGTTGACGATGTGTGGAAAACAATGTCACAAAAACAAAAAAATCAACTTAAAAATTTTCTAATTTCGGGTGTGGGCCATGGTTATACTATTGTTCATAAATTGACTGGTAAGACCAAGGTCTATGAGATTGATAAGACATACATGACATCAGCCGCTACACCAACTTCTTGTAATGTATACTATGGTGGTAAGTCCGGTACAGGTAAACGTATTGATATGGAAATAGAAACGGGTCACTACATTCTTAAACTTAACATACGTGATACGCAAGGTGGTGATGGTTATCCCACTCGTATGATGTGTGACTACACATACAAATAATGCCATTAAACGAATTTGATAAAATTTTAAAAGATTATAAAGAATCCGATTTCGATTACGGTTTTTCTGCCGTATCTGAAGAAGATTATAAATCTGAAATAAACAAAACAGAACAGACAGCCGAAGATTACAAAAAAAGACTGGAAGATGTAGAGAAACTAATTGTGCCTCTCCTGAAGAAACTACATAGTACAGGCGACAAAGAATATATCTACTGGCCAAACCGCAAACCGATTATTGAAAAACAAATAGAAGTTATATTGAAACTAACAAGAGGTTAAATTATGAGTGTGACTGTGATTATGCCAACTACTGGTGCACCAGAGTTGAAAGATGCCATTCGTGGCGTACTGAACCAATCTTATGAAACAAAATGTTACATTGTTGCGGATGGACCAAAAGCACATGCTAGCACAAGAATCATTACAGACGATTTCTTGGATAGAAAAAACTTAACGCGGTGTTTTCTGCCACTTAATGTGGGTGCTAACGGATTCTATGGGCATAGAGTCTATGCGGCTTTCACTCACCTAATCGATACTGATTATGTGGTTTACCTGGATCAAGACTGTTGGTTTGAACCAGATCATATAGAGAACTGCATCAAAACAATCGAACAACAGAACCTGGATTGGTCCTATTCACTCCGCAAGGTGT